CACCCATTGGAAAAAGTCAGTCCAGTCCTTCAGCCGCCTGAAGCTGACGCCTCTGAGGGTGTAGCCCACAATAAATTTGATGACGTAGACCTGATTTTGCCTTGCAATTGCCCGCAGGTCAGCATCTGAGTAGCCCAAACTGCGCCAAAGGTCAATGGCTAAGTCCTTGTGGCCAATTTCTTCACGGGCGTGCCAAGCAAAAAGTTTGTGTTCACGTCCCTTGCGGCCCTTGAACCAGTCAAGGTACATCCGACCCATGCAGGCCGCAAAATGCTCAATAGAGACCATTGTGCCCAACCAAACCTTGTTGCCGGGGCGGCGGTGAATAATGCGGGTCTTCCGGTACTCACCGTTTGCAATCTCAGTGATTCTAGCCCGTGCGTTGTAGGCATCGTGAGCGCTGGCATGAGCCAACTCCTCACGCACAAACTGTTCAATTCTGACCCTTAGTGATTCATCTTTGACCAGCGGCAAATGGTGCTTGGCTACAGCGACGAACGCACGCTCCCATGCCGGGAACAGGATGCTTACCGCATCACAGTGCCGGGTAAAGAGCTTTGAGTCATCGCACCAGTTTGTCATGTTGATGAAGTTGCAGGGTTAACTGCGCTCACAAGTGCCTCTGCCCATTCGTGCCAATCGTCGTACTGATCCGTCCTCGGGATCGCCTCGTTGGTAAACACATCAATTGCGGACAGGCCATTGCCCCAAGTCTTCCAGTCGGTATGGGCATTGGGTATCTCAAGCTGCTGCGGGGCGTAAAGCTCACACATGATGCTTGCCCACGACTCAAATGTATGGAACCGTGGGTCGTATACGAGAGCAGGGTTAAGAGCCATACGGTCTTGTGTCCCCAACGTCTGCGTGCAGCAAGGTCTTGCCTAGTTGGTAGTCGCCGCCCGCAACGTCAGAAGTGAAAATTAAGCGTATCTCGCGGCGCTGTTCACGCATGTCAATCTTGCCGGTGTTCTTGTCAAACAAATAGGGCGTGCTTTCAACATCCTGCCCTTGCGCAAAGGGCCGACCAGTGACAACCAAACTCATCTCGCCCTCCATGATGAAGTCAGGCTCAACGCGCTCCAGCCGGTTCCATTTGTTGAGACCAACAGGCGCGGTTTCAGATGGGCCACCGGCCACCCAGCCAAGGTCGCTGGTCTCAAAGAAGCTCTCAATTGCCAGCACATCCTGACCGTTGACGCTGTCCACGCCAATCTCATGCTGAAATAGTTGGATGAGGTCTGGCTGGGTAGAGAAGGTCAGCGTTGTGGTTGCGGAAGCGGTAGCCGCCGCAGATAACAAAACCGCCTGCTGGTAAATGGTCTGCACCTTGATGGAAAAACCCGACCCAGTTCCGCCAATTGATGCCGCCGAAGCGCTCAAAACATTGTCAATGGCATAGGCAGCGCCACGGGAGGTGATGGTCACGGATGTGACTGCCGCACCAGACACCACCACGGTGGCCCTTGCGCCCGTTCCAGAGCCTCCAGTGAGGATGACGTTGGTGTAGGTGCCGTTGGTGTACAAAGACCCGCCCACGAGCGTGTACAGGGCTTTGATGTTGCTGGATGTAATGCCGTTGACCAGCGACCCAGAAACAATACCGGCACCAGACACCAGTTGCTCAAGGATGATGTTGCCGTCATAGGTGTCCGTGTACACCAGAGCGCTGCCTGAAGTGACAAGGAAAGAGCCTGTTGTCACAGGTGCCTCAACGGTTGCGTCCCATGACGCCTCCACGGGGTAGGCAAAAACTTGGGAGAAGTACCCAGCAGAGCGCCGAGCGCCTTCTGCTTCCCCGGCGTCATACCATATGTTTTCACGGACGTTGTAGATGATGGCGTCGGTGCATTCGGTTGCGTTGCCACGGGGATAAAACCACCACACCTCGCCGAACCGTGGCACCTTGCTCACCCAGACCTTTTGACGCTCTGCGTAGTTCAGGTTGTCAAAGAAGTAGTTCTGGTTCATGGTGTTGGGGATTTCCTTGACCACGCCGTTGTACAGCAGGAAACGGTCAACGCCACACCAGTAATACACGCCGTCGTACTCAATGGCAGACTGCGAAGACAAAATGGAAGACTGGCTGCTGATGATGTCGTAGCGCCAGTATTGCGCAGGAGTTCCCTGTCCGCCGATGTAGGACACTCGGACTAGGCTGTCAAGGCTCCAGAACAGCCCAGAAGGCGCGTTTGAGCCGCCCCTGACTGGTAGCCCTTGGACAATCTTTCCGGTCGCTACGTTGGTCTCATTGGCATCCGCAGAAACCCAGTCTTGGGCGTTGCCTGCGGCAGAGTTTCTAATCAACCCGTCATTGCCATACACAAAGACGTAGGGGTGAAGCGAGACCACCCCGCCCGACACTGCGACGTTGTTGTTGAAGGTCAGCGTCACCGTGCCGCTTGCGGTAGCTGGCAAGGACATGACCACAGTGGTGGTGACAACAGATACCACTCGTGTACCCGACGAAATACCTACACCAGAAATGGTTTGCCCTGCGCCAATAAGAGGATTTGACGCAGCCAAGGTAATGGTGGCGTTGGTGTTGACCGTGGTGGCAGAGGCGGTAAACACGCCAATCTGGCTCATGGTTGTGCCAGCGATGTCGCCAATCAGTACAGGGGTGTTTACCGTGCTACTGATGCTGTTTAGGTTTTGGCATGGCGCGGCAAGAATGGCCCGCAAGCCAGAGCCAGAAACATCGTAGAAACCATCGAACTGCCACAGGTTGTTGTCGCTGGCGGTAAAATCACTAAGGGTAAAATCTTGAACACCAGAGCCGATGCCGTTCTCGTCAATGGTCAGGACTTGCAGCCCATCGTTGTACCCGCTAAAAATGGACGTAAGCGCGTTCTGGGTGTTTACCCAGATGCCACGGGAAGGGCCGGTCAATTGGCTGGATATGACCCTGTATCCGCCCATCTTGCGCGGGCGACCACGCTGAAACCGAACCCACTTTCCGTCTACATAAAAACTCATGTCAAACACCGTCCCATCCCGCTGAATTCCAGCAAGGGTGTCAATGGTGAAAACTTTTTGGGTCATACGAAGGTGCCGCCAGCAACGCCGCCTGTGAAGTTGCCTGTGCCGACAATAGCCAAGCCGGTGGCCGACAAAGTGGAACGCAACACACCCAAGATGGAAGTGTTGAACTCGCCCGAAGCGGCGCGATAAACGCCAGTTGATGTTTCGGAAGAAAAATTCAAAGCTGGAGCGCCGACAGTTCCGTTGGTCAGTGAAATGCTACTTGCGCCAGCCAGCACGGTGTTTGCGTTCAGTAAGTTGACCGAGTCACAAAGCAGGGTGGACTGCTGCCCTGCGGGGACTGTAGCCACGCTTCCACCCGTGTTGGTGGTGAAGGTGATGGTGAAGTTGGACGCCGTTCCGTCCGTCTGGTTGGTGATGTAGTACACCTGAATGGTCTGAGGCACGATGATGGTCACGTTGCCAGTCAAAGTGCCTGTGTACTTCTGAACCACGTTTGACGCTTCTGCCGATGTCAGGGTGTAAGTTCCCGTCACCACCGCTTTGGTCAACTGGGTAAAGTTGAACTGCGCCGCTTGGCCTAAGCCGACGGTGTAGAAAGCAATCCCAGAGCAGCAAATCATGCAGGAGTCGGCTGGCTGCAAAACAATTGAGGCAGAGCCGTTGATAAGTCCAGAGGCCGGGGTCACCGTCAAGGTGCCAGTGCCTTGGTTGCGCACCAGCATGTACCAGTCATCGCCCAAAGTGGTGGCTGCGGTAAGACCAAGCGTTGCAGCGCCGCCAGTCCAAACATAGGATGCCGCTCGGTCAGAGGCAAGTGCGGTGTACGCGGAGGCAAACGTGGTTACCGGATGGGCGGTGTTTAGGGTGTTGCTAATTGCCTTGATTCCATACCCAGCAAGTGCGGCCGCGTCCACGTTGGAAGAACCGACGCCAAACTGAATCAGACCCCAAGTGCCCGAGGTAGTGCTGTTGGTTCTGATGTAGATGTAAACAGCCGAGCTTGGGGCAACGGTGGCAATCGGGTTAACACCAAGGTAGTCCTTGACCGTGAACGAGTACGAGCCGGTGTTGCGAATCAAGGCGTCCTGACCAACCGATGTCTGGTTGGCTGGCGGCATCAGAAGCGAGAAGGCACCCGTGGTGGACGTCGAGGACACATCCATGATGCGTGCCGCAGCGTCATTCAACGCGCTGCCGTTAATAGGCCACGTTAGTTGGCTGGTGGCCGTCAGGGAAATAGAACGGTACGAGACATCCGTGGGCTGGATGACTTGGCCCGTAAAGGGGGAGGTAAAAGTAGTCATACGTCCTTCGCAATTGCTTGGCGGTCAGCTATACGGATAGCGTTTTCATTCTGCAAGACAGCAATAATTTTGTCGTACTGCGCTTGCCACATTGGGATGCGCTCGTCGTTCTTCAGGAAGGGCATTGCTTGCAGCAGTGAGCCGTACAAAAGAGCTTGCGGGGCGTACTCGGTGAACCAGTTGGACTGGTTGGAAGAATCAAGGGGCTGGTTGCGCTCGTAGTACAGCACCTCGTAGGTGTACCCAGTTGCAGGGGTCGGAACCACCAGCCAGTGGTCGTAGTCGTAGTCGCCAAAATATTTGGGAATGTCCGTCATGGTCTGGTCGGGCCAGTATTCACGCAGGTACTCATAGGTGCGCAGCAGGACTGGTTGACGGACTCCGGCCACCGAGACGTTCATGGAAACCGTCTTGCGCCAGCGGGCGGGCTTGGGAATGATGTTCTCGGCCTGCGTCATGGTGCTGGAGACCACCACCAAGTTACCCAAGAACTTGATTTCGGACGCAATAATCTGCTCCGCAAACATGATGAACTGCGGAATCTTGTCAATCGTTTGCGTGTCGGTACGCTCTAGATAGGTCGTGATGTCATCGACCAAGCTGTCATACGTCATTACTGCTGCTACGGTCATGGTTCAGTCCTTGTGTAGAGCGATTGTAAGGTTGGGGTTTAAGCAATCATTGACTCGGCGGCGTCTTGAACGTGGTCTACGCGGGCTAACCAGCCCTTCAGGAACTTTTGTTGAGACGGATTGGTGGTGGCGAGGCCGTTGTAGAAGCGTTGCTTTTGCTCGGCAAAGTTCTTCAGCAGCACGGCGGGGTCGGTCTTGGCTACGCGCCCCAAAGTCCCGGAGCCGATAACACCGTCATCCACGGCTCCCACAGCCCGCTGGAGGAACTTCGCAGCCCGGCCAACCCCTGCGTTCACCGCGAAGTCAAAAACGGCGTAATCGACGCCTACGGGCAGGTCGTCGCACTTCACCAAGTCCCAATACATCTGCTTGTAGAACGGCTTGACGGTTTCCTGCTTCAACGCCTTCATCTCGCCGGGCTGGATGGCTCGTTTGAGATATGCGCCCCAAGCGTCGATGGTCACGCCTAAATTGGTCTCTCCGCCACGGTCTGCCGGGTCGTTGACGTACCCGCCTTCGGACTTGATGATGCGGGCGAAGGAGGCATCAAAGTTTTCTTTCACGGCGTTGGCTCCTTGTCAGTCTCGCCGTGGGACAGTTTCACACCAGCCAACAAACCGATGAAGCCGCCCACAATCGTTTGGAACGCAGGCGAGATAAGTTTGAAAATCTCGGCGTTGTCCACTTTTTCGTCAAACAAGCCTGCCATCAAAACTCCAACCATGCCAACGACAACAATGCATAGGGTAAAGCTGACCATAAGGGTTACAAGAAACGTCAGTTTGGCTTTCATTTTGCTGCAACCCCATTGATTTTTTCCGCAGTTCTAAGGGTTCCAAGCCCAAGCATCCCAATTAAAAGTGGCATCATTGTGCCAACATCCATTTGGGGAAACTTGACGGGATTACCGTATAGCGCACTACCCCACTCAGCAATTGGGCCAATGACGAATTGAATGGCAAACCCGCTGCCGCATACCCAACCAATAAATGGTCGCCATCCGCTGACAAAAACATTTGGGTTTGCGGCCTCTTCTTTGTTGATGGCTAGTTGGCCTGCCATCTGGGCAAGCTCACCCGACTGCTGCATCTTGAACAGTTCCAGCTTTGCAGCCGCAGCCTTCTCGGGGTCGGGCCAGACCCGGTCAATTACTTTGCCGCCAATGTCAAGCAGCGCGGATAGTGGGTCAAGTGCCATGCGGTTCTCCTATTTGTCAGCCTTGCTGTCGAGCTTGTCAAAAATCTGCTTCAGGATGGTCTTAACCTCCGCAATGTCCTCGCGGTAGTCACCCTTGATGACGTAGGTGGTCGGCAACGCATTGACCTTGTCTTCGAGCTTCTGTATTTGGCGGGTCATGCTGTTCAGCACATAAACAGCAAAGAACCCGGCAATCGCTATGACGATGTTGAATAGCTGCTGGTTTTCCATTTTTACCCAAACACAAAGAAAAACTTGCCGCCGCTGCCCGTTGCGGGAGAGGCAGAACTGAATATCCAACCCAGCGACCCGTTGTTGGTTGAGTTTGCCCCGGCGTAAAAAGTGTCCGCAAGAGAATATGCACGAACGCCCGTTATGGTTAGGTAGTCAGTTGTGGCGGATGTGGCCTGCCCAACGCCTGTGTAGACCAACGTGCAGGGGCTGGATGCTGATGAGCCTTGAACCGTCAACACCCGTCCAACTTCGCCTGATGCGGTGAAGCTACCCACCGTTTGAGTGGTTGTGCCAAGAGTGATGTTGGTAGCACCCGTGGCTTTGTAGGTGTTGCTGATGTTAGCAAAGGTGTTGTTGTTCGTGATTGTCAGCGTACCCGCGCCGCCTTGGTCGAGGGTAATGCCTGAGTAGGAAAGACCACCGCCAATAAAACTTTTAGCCGTTGCTCCAGTTAAGGTAATTGTTCCAGTGCCGGTAATCGTAAGGTTGGTGGGTGTTGCTCCAGCGTTCCATGCACCAGCATTTGTACCGGGTACAGTCCACGTTCCAGAACCAACAGCCATAGTCCTAACATTTGATGTAGAGGAAAAATTTAACTGAGTGGTTGTTCCAGTAAAAGTGACGTTATATACATTAGCGTTAAATGTTCCGTAGGCAAGAGTAAGTGCGCCTGTAGTATTGTTAGATGATGAAAAATTATCTTGCAACGTAACAGAACCACCCGGCGTGCTAATTGTGAATCCTTGTGTAAAAGTCCTACCCGCATTGGTAATTGTTTGACTGGTACGGCCCGCAAAAATCAACGTACCCGCTCCCGACAGCGTAGTGCCAGTGCCGTTGACCCAGTTACCGTAAACACCATGAGTTTGACCATCGGCCAACGTCATCGTATTTGTTGTACGGGCAGCCATATTTATCGTGCCAATGTTATAGGCAGCGTTAATAGTGACCGTGTTTCCGCTGGTCAAACCCGTTGCTTCAAAAAGGCAGGTATCTTGGGCAAGAGGGAAGTTGTTGATTGCTGGCGCACCGCCGCTAGATGTAGCCCAGCCTATTGCGCTCCAGTTTCCACCGGCAGCAAGGTTCCAATATTTTGTAGTCCCTGCGCCGAACGTGATGCCACTGTTGCCTTTGCAATCCCCAAGTCGAGTGCCGCTTGCAGGAGCCGCAGCGCCAGCAATAGTGATGTCGCGGAAGTCAGCATCAGTTCCAGCAAATGCAGCGCAGGTCAGTGTTCGTGTCGTGCCAAGGGTGTTGGACTGCACAAACGTCCGCATGGTTGCGTCTGTCCCTGCCGAGATTGTCAAAGTTCCGTTAATGGTTTGATTGGCACTAATAACTTTATTATTGATGGTGCTGGTAGTTGAAGCTCCCAGCACTAAGTTATTAAATGTGTTAACCCCCGTCATGTTTGCAAGTAGTTCTCCAGTAAGGCTAACATTATAAAAAGTTTGGTTGTTGCCTTGAAAATTTAGATTAGATACGGCTATGTTTATCTGTGAAGTACCTGCATTAAAAGTAAGGCTTGCCCGACTAGTTTCAGTTGTGCCAAAACCAATTGCAGAGCTACTACCGTTCATGGTTAACGTAGAGGAGCCAAGAGTAATAGCTGTGATGTTTTGGCCTGAAGCCCTCATGTATGAGGTTGTCAACGAATAGTTTGCGGTTGAAAAAGACCCGTTTACTACGTTAAATCCTGCATTGTTTCCAAGGTCTGCTGCGCTACCTAAAGTCCAGCCGCATCCAACACCGTTAATTTGTACGGTGTCTGTGCCACCCGCTGAAAGACTAACTCCGTTTGTTGTAAATGTTTTACCTGTTGCAGAACCAGATAAAATAATTCCACCAGTATACGACCGAGTAATACCAGTAGCCGCCAAGCTCACATTACCGTGAATTGCTAATGGTGCAGTACCCGCCCATGTCACGTTGCCCGTTGCAGGGCCAGCCATAGTCAAGGCAGCGCAACGAAGTTGTGTGGCTGTGCAAGTGACGGTGTAGGCTGTGGCGTTGGACAGCGTGTCAAATATCACCGCATCGGCAGAGGTGGGTACGGAAGCCCCGCTAACGCCTCCAGAGGAGGTTGACCAGTTGGTTGTGCTTGCCGCAGTCCATGTACCCGTACCGCCTACCCAGTAGCGGGTTGTGGCGGTAGGAGCAGCGGTAAGAATAACGCCTGTGCCTGTACCTGTGCTGTTGGCTCCAGCGTAGAACTCTCCGGGGCTTGTGGCTATGAAGCCAATCGTTCCCATCGCAAGGTAGTCAACACCCGACACACGAGCGCCAGCAATGACATGGCTTACCCCTGTACCCGTCACCGTGACTACGTTGCCAACAGTACCTGTCACTGTCCAAGCGCCAAATGTTTGGGTAGTTGTTCCGAGGGCAATGGTGTGCGCTACGGTTTTGGTGCTGGCAAGTTCGGTGAATTGATTGTCGCCTGTGATTGTGGTTGTGGATATTCCAGTTGCGCCACCGATAGTGAGTTTGTTGTAAGAAAAAGACTGCCCCGAAAATGTTCGGTCGGTGGTGGTAGTGTTGGATAAAACAATATTAGCTGTGCCTTTGTATAAAACAGAACTAGCGTTAAATGACCATACACTTCCGGTTCCAGATAGCGTCCACGTTCCAGAACCCATTTTTAATATTGCAGCACTGGATGGGCCACTAAGTGCATCTGCTGTAAAGTTGTACGCCACAGCATCAAACGTACCACTAAGATGGGTAAAACCTCTACCTGCTATAAGCGTCAAAGCATCAGCAAGTTGAACAGTTCCTGTGCTGGAGTCAACGGCTACAAGGCAACCAAAAGACACACCGTTGCTGGTAATAGTTTGAGTTCCTCGACCCCCAAAAGTAATTGTGTTTGCATTGCTGGATGGCGAAACGCCTGTACCAAACGTCCAGTTGCCGTAAACCGTTGATGCGGCACTGGCTGTCAACGTCATTGCACTGGTTCGTGCTGATGCGTCAAATGTACCGATGTTCCACACGGCCTCAACAGTAATTACTCCCGTCACGCTTCCTGTATTGTCAAAGACAGCGGTGTCTTGAGCTAATGGGAAATTGTTAAGCGCAGGAGTGCCGCCAGAGCTTGTGGCCCAAGCCGTGGCAGACCAGTTCTGCGCTCCTGCCAAGTTCCAGTAAACAGTTTTTGCACCGGGAAATGTAATACCTGTGTTCCCGCCGCAGTTACCGGCGCGGGTTGGGGAGCTACCAGCGGCTGCTCCTGCAATAGTGATGTCGCGGAAGTCGCAATCGTCAGCAGACAGCGTTGCTACGGTAAGGGTGCGGGTAGTGCCAACGGTGTCAGAGCGCAAGAAAATGCGGCGAACAGCCGAAGCGCCCGCACAGGTCAGTGTTCCCGTGATGGTTGCAGTTCCAGAAAATAAATATCTGAGAGCGCCCGCAGATGCTGGTGCAGTAAACGAAAGATTCCTGTATGTGTTGTTGCCGGTTATTGTGGCTGATATTGCACCAGAAGTGCCTGTAAAAGATACATCATAAAAAGTTAAATTTGCACTAGTTAATTGTGTTCCTGAAGACGCTCCAGAAAAAACAATGCTTGATGTTCCTGCATTAAATGTTAAATTAGTAATTGTTCCCGCATCTATGGCAGAAGAAGTGCCACTCAAAGTTACCGTACTAGAGCCAAGAGTAATAGTTCTTACATTGCTGTTACTAGATATCAATGATTGTGCAGTGACGTTGTAGTTCTTGGTGTCAAACGTGCCGTTGGTGACAGTTAAGGCGGTTGTGCCAATATTTAACGCATCAGCAAGTTCAACTGAGCCGCCGTAGGAATCAACGGTTAACGCTTGAGTAAATGTTCTGGTTGCACTAGTAATTGTTTGAGTGTTACGCCCTGAATAAGTAAGTGCGGCTGTGCCAGATAGAGTTGTTCCAGACCCGTTTGTCCAATTGCCATAAATAGCAAATGCGGTTGTAGCCAACGTCATCGCACTTGTGCGACCAGACATATCTACCGTCCCCGTGTAGGGAATGGCAGCATCCATCGTGATGGTTCCAGTAACACTACCCGCATTAGTAAATGTTGCGGTATCTTGCGCTAACGGGAAGTTGTCTGTTGATGGCGTTCCTGCGGATGTAGTTGCCCAGCCTGTCGCTGACCAGTTCTGCGCCCCTGCAAGGTTCCAGTACACAATCTTGGCGGTGCTGAATGTAATGCCAGAGCAGCCCCGCAGGTTGCCTATACGAGTCCCAGAGATGGGCGCAGCAGTGCCAACAACGTAAAGGTCACGGAAGTCTGCGTCAGTCAGGCTTGCTGCGCTGTTGACGGTAAGAGTTTGGGCAACGCCGTAGGTCGCTCCTTGGAACAAGACTCGGCGGTTTCCTGCTGTGCCTGTGGTAGAAAGTGCGCCGCTAATTGTTTGGCGAGAATCAAAGGTTAGTATTATCACTCCCGCAGAGGAGGGGCCAGTAACTGATAAATTGTTAAATGTGTTTATTGACCTAATGCCGTTGGTTCCCGCCGATGTACCAGTTAATGATACATTGTAAAAAGTAACTCCAGTTGCACCAGTTGGCCCACCTGTAATTATTGAGCTAATTGATGAGCCAATTATTGTTGACGTTCCAGCGTTAAAAGTTAAATTTGTATTTGTTGAAAAACTTACCACTGACGAGCTACTTAGCGTAACCGTACTGCTACCCAAATTGATTGCACGGACGTTGCTATTACTAGAATTTATAGATGTTGCAGTTACATTGAAGTTGTTGGTGGTAAAAGTTCCCTGCGTAAGAACAATTTGATTAGAAGACGTAAACGCATCGCCTAATGTCACAGTAATGCCGCTGCCGCTGATTGACAAAATCCCACTAAAGGTTTTGCCCGCGCTAGTCAGAGTTCCTGTTCCATCGAAGGTTAATGTGCCACTATATGTAAACGTCATCCCTGATACAAGGGTAAAACTTCCAGACACTGTAATTGCAGCACTACCAGCTAGAGTTCCAGTAAACCCAGTGCAAGTGATTGATTTAGCGCCTGTATTGCCAGTAGAGATAGTACAAGTCACTGCACCAGAAGCGGCATCAAAGAACACATCATCAGCAGACGTAGGGATGGCAGAGCCACCAGCGCCGCCAGACGTAGTGGCCCATTTAGACCCCGCCGTACCGTCCCAGTTTGCAGTACCACCAACCCAGAAACGGTTAGCCATGCTTACACCTCTTCAGAGGGAGGTGCTTCTTCAGTCACTTCTTCTACGGGAGGTGCAGTCACCACGGCAATCCAGTTGTCCACGCGCTGCTGCTTCATGGCTTGGATTTCTGCATCGGTGAATGCGTGGTCATCCGGTAAATGCAAGGCATCGCGGAACATGCCGTGAGCGGTATCAAATTCAAAGTCAATCTTCATATCATGCTCCTTATGCTTGAGTCGTTACTGCGACCACATCCCAGCGGGTGTTCGTGCTGTTGTAGATGCAGCCAACATAAACCATTTTATTCGCGGTGGTGGTCGCTGGAAGCGTAACACCGATGACGGTGTAGGTTGCGTTCCAAGAGATGGTCTGGGCCGTGCCGTTGTCCAAGATGCGGAGTGTCAGCCTGTTCCCGTCTACCGGGGTTCCTGTGGGTGCAGCTACGGTCAATCCCACCGCCTGCGCGGTCAGGTTGTACTGGTCAAAGGACGATATGTCAGGCGTCAGCGTGGCCGTCGATGCGGTGCTGGAAGTCCTTGGGTCGATGCGCTTGTTGGTTAACGTGGCAGTCCCGCTGCCAGTTGGGACGCCGCTTGCTGTGTTTGCGTTATTCCCAAGCGCTGTAGCCACCCCGGTGCCCAGACCGGACACGCCCGTGGATATTGGCAATCCCGTTGCGTTGGTCAGAGTCCCGCTGCTGGGTGTGCCCAGAGCGCCGCCGTTGACTACAAAGGAGCCTGCCGTTCCGGTATTCACACCCAAAGCCGTAACAACCCCAGTGCCCGTGGTGGTGGTTGCGGGAGCGGCCCCTGCTCCTCCGCCCAAAACAATTGAGCTTGCAGCCAATGCGGCAGAGGTAGCCCAAGTGGTTCCGCTTGAGAAATATGGAATGCCTCCGCTTGTTCCCGCAACAGTCAGGGCCAAGGTGCCGCTCGTGGTGATGGGAGAACCTGTAACAGAAACAATACCACCAGTAAACGTCTGGGCAACCGATGACACGGTGGCGCTAGATGCCGTAGCTGACGCCAACAGCTTGACGGTTCCTGCACTATTTTTGAAGTACAGCTTCTCATCCACGGTGTTGAGGGCAAGCTCTCCAGCAACCAAATTAGCGGCAAGCGGGGCAGCCGCAGCCGTGGTGCTGTAGTACAGCGATATGGGGGTGTAGCCAGTTGCAGCCATTAGAAAGTACCTCCGAAGATTCCAGTTGTAGCCGTCACAGTTGTGAACGCGCCAGTTGTTGCAGTAGTAGCCCCGACAGTGCCGTTGATGTTAATTGATGCAGTTCCGGTCAGGTTGGTGACCGTGCCGCTGCTTGGCGTACCAAGAGCGCCGTTAAAAGTGATTGGCGCACCAGCAGAACCAATGGAAATTGCCAACGCGGTAGCCACGCCAGTTCCAAGGCCCGAAACACCTGTAGATATTGGCAAACCTGTTGCGCTCGTCAGGGTGCCGCTGCTTGGGGTTCCTAGTGCCCCACCGTTGACCACAAAAGCCCCGGCAGAGCCTGTATTCACGCTCAAGGCAGTTACAACGCCCGTTCCCGTGGTTGTCGTTGCCGGTGCGGCCCCAGCACCGCCGCCAAGCACGATTGCATTTGCGGCCAGTGCCGCGCTGGTGGCCCAAGTCGTTCCGCTGCTGAAATACGGAACACCGCCGCTGGTTCCTGCCACGGTCAGCGCAAGAGTGCCGCTGGATGTGATTGGGGAGCCAGCAACAGAAATTAAGCCGCCAGTGAAGGACTGCGCTACGCTGGTGACGGTTCCGCTTGTCGCTGGCGCAGCCCAAGTAGGTGCGCCGCCTGTGGTGGCCGTCAGGACTTGCCCCGTCGTTCCCGCCGCCGTTGCCACTGGTGTAGCGCCTGCGCCGCCGCCGTACACAACCCCGTACTGGGTCAGGGCTGCACTGGACGCCCATGTGCTGGAGCTGCTGAAATAAGGGATGCCGCCGCTGGTTCCAGCAACCGTAAACGCCGGGGTCGTAGTGGCATTTGCCACCGAAATGATGCCGCCAGTGAAGCTGACGCTGGTGACCGTGCCGCCAGAATTGCTTGCGTTAATAGTCTGGTTGGGCCAAGTTCCGGTAATGACGACGTTTGTGCCAGCCACCAAGGAGGGGGTTGCAGTTCCGGTGCCGCCGTTCAAAACATTAAGCACGCCGTCCAACACAACCGGCCCTGTTGTCGGAGAGGAGGGTGTAAGCCCAGTTGTGCCGCCGCTGAAGCTGCTGACGTCAATATTTGACGCAAAATTAGCCCAAGCGCCGTTGATGTAACCCTCAAACACATCGGTTTCTGTGTTGTAGCGGATCATCCCGTCAAAAGGACTGACGGGGCGGTCTGCTGTGGCACCAGCGGGCACGGTCACGCTGGCCGCGCCGGGGATTATGGGGTTGTTAGCCAAGGCAACAGTTGGGGAGCCACCTACTGCGTTTCCAAAGCTCACCGCAATCTGACTTGCTGTTCCCTGAAGGGTTACCGCTCCCACTCCGCCCGCTGTGGTGATAGTCAGGAGTCCATTGGCACTAAGGTTTGCAAGGTTCAGCGGCGCTCCAATCAACGAGATGACCGGGTCACCGGCTACGCCGTTTCCGTTGGTGATGCTCAGGCCAGTTCCAGAAACCGTGAAGGAACGGGCCGCAATGGCCGTCCCAGACGTTTTTACTTGAAATCCAGTGCCGGAGTTCACCAAAGACAACAACGCGCCTGTAGAGCTGATATTGAACAGGCCCTGCGCACCGCCATCGGTGATGGTCAGGCCGTTGGTCACGCCAACATAGCGGCTGTTTGCCAACTGCGGGGTTTGGGTGACCGTCAGATAGCTGTAGGTCTGGACAGGTGAGCCAGCAAGCGCCGCAGTCGTGGTCTGGACTGTCACCCCATTTTGGACGATAGGAACCGCCTCAGTGCCCGTAATAGCACCAGCGGTTGGGAGTTGGAGTATGGTGACTTGTGCGGACATTATGTACTCGTATTGCTAGGTGGGCTGGGTGCAATCGTATCCTTGTTCCCCGTCTGCGTAGGCGTCTGCGTGTTCTGCTCGGTGGAGATTTGAAACTCGTTGTTGCCGCCAGTCAGCAGGTAGTCATCGTTCGCCGCAACGCTCAAATCTGGGCGGGGAAAGCGGATGTTGATGCGCTCTGTTTTCCTTGCGGGCAGGCGGTACGGGTCAAGCTCGTCAGCGCAACCTTCATTGCACACACGCAGGCCGGGAAGGTTGGGGTCATTCCTCATCACCGAATGGGCACGCTTCATCTTGCACCTATCACAAACCGCAATAGAAAGCGTGGAGTTGCCAAGGGTGTCGAGGAAGATTGGCATTACCGTGTGTACACAGAAATGTTGGGAGCGAAGTAGATAGGCGACTTGTCGCGCTCCTCATCCTCAGCCATCGACAGGTACTTTGCAGCCTGTCCTTCAAGGTATGTCACTCGATTTAAGTCCACACCGGGCAACTCCTGCGACATCTGGTGCGCCAACATGCTCAACACGGCCATGTACCAGCGCTGTGGCACTTCCAGTTCGCCGTACAGGTCGCCCACGTCCATGATTTGGCGCGAGTACCACACCGTCATTTGGTAGAAAGCATTCTGCGGGGTCGGCCACAGCCAGATTTGCGACTGCGGGATGGTGCGGTTAAACCAGAACTGGAACGGCTGGTTGGCCGTGAAGTTCTTGTTGGGCAGGTTGGTGTAGTCGTCGCGGTTCAGGCGCGACATCGTAATTTCAGTTGAGTTGTTGCCGAAGTACAGTTCGCGCAGACTCAGCGTGGTGGTGTTGTAGGCGCGGATGCGGTAGAAGCTGACGTTCTGCCCGTACTCAATGTCCGTCCAAACCCACTCGTTGTTGACCACAACAATGCTGCCCAAGTCCACGAGGGTTTGCCAAGTAGTGCCGTCAATCGAGTATTCGTAAATAATCGACCAAGTCCCGGTGGACGCAGGCAGAAACCCAATCGAGCCGATGTAAATCGGGTTAGATGTGCCGTAATTGACCGAGATGTTGCCGTTAGCCGATGTCTGGGTGCAGATAGTCTGCGTATCGCCGTCGTAGACGTTTGCAACGGTTCCGCCAGCCGAAGAGGTGTACGAGCCACTTGGACGGCTCATGGTGCGGTATAGCGTGTTCCAGAGGTCAATTGTGCCCTTGGGGAGGTCGTAGATGTACTTGTCGGGCGTCAGGCCAATGACTTTCTTGGTCATTGTCCAAAATTGGATGCCTCGGTTGCCCAGATCGGACAAGAGGAAATAAAGCGACTGGCGGGCCGACAGAACCTGCTCAGAGGTCAACTCTTCAGCGAGTTTTCCACAGCGTCGAGCGCCGTGATCAATCAATGTTTG